AAAAACGCTTGCGGCTTGACCTTCTGTCAAAACAGCTGCGTTTTCTACCACAACCTGTTCATTTGATATCATACCTAGTTCACTAATAGCGCCACTTGTAGTTCCTGTTCTACTTGTGTAATCGTCAACTGACTTGGCTATTACACTGTCACCCACAACAATTATATAAGGAACAGATCCCGGCTTATCAACAGCGATCATAGTCCGTGCATTTTCAAGCTTAAAGCCAGACTCTGATGTCAAAGAGACGTCTTTAAATATGTTTTTATTAGCCTCTTCTCCCAAAGAAATCCCAGACATATGGTTACTATAGCCTTTTGACCTATCAGTAAGTTCTCCTAATACACCAGTAACATTAATACCAGTCATGTTAACACTGCCATTCATCTGGTAATCTTTCCTGGCATCTATTAATTGATTAACATCGTCTATCTTAGTGTAGTGACTAAGTGCAGTAAAGTACTCTAAATCATCTATATTTAAGGATCGAGTTACACCACCCCTTCCGGTGCGACGTTGAGCTGATATTGAAGAAAAGAAGGTTCGAGGCTTATCATCGTCAGGTTTTTTATCTCTGTTTGCTAAATCCTTAGAGTCAACATCAAAAGACTTTAATATTCTATCTCTCAAATATGCTTTCGCCAATTCATTTTGTTCTTCCGTAAGCGTTGATCTCCCAAAAACATCTACCTGAATAACAGTGGGGTCTACTGTAAAATTTAAAGGCATGCCTTTTTCGTCATAAAATCTTGGTCTGTTCACGCCGTTTATATCTTCGTAAACTCCAAACAAACTATCTATCTCCTCCTGATTGTATTCTTTTCTTTTATGTTGATCACCCAAAGCTCCTGCGTTAAACACCTCAAACAAGAGTGATTTTACTCTTTTTGGATCTGAAACAAAACTATTTAACTCGTTTTCTATCATATTTGCAACATCGGGCAATCTTTCGGAGCCCGCTATTCGTTGACTATAACCAGTGATTGAGTTCCTTATCAACTCATCTGTGTTAGGATTTACAGTCCCTGATGGCAAAACACTCGCAACTCTATCTCCAATGGTACCAGTAAAGTCTTTAACATAGTTGTTTACATCTAGAACATCATATAAAATAGGGTTAGGTGTTCCGTTTTTTGTTACAGGCGTGCTGAATGTACCCACTTGCTCCTTGCCGTCCGCATCTATATAAGAGTAAGTTTTATTTTGATGCAGTGTATTTCCGATAAAGTCTAAAGAAAGAGCGCTTGGTGTCAACTGATATCCATCAACTTCTAAACCGCTAAAATTTGGATCATCAAAATAGTTTCTTCTAAACTCAATAAGGGAGTATTCGCTTATCTTTCCATCTTGAACCCCTTTGTTTATCTCATCCATCCTTTCTTTTACAGTATTTGCTGTTTGAGTATATATATTCAGTTGACTTAGATAGGAGGTTCTATTTGCAGCTACTTGACCTAGACTCATTTCGCCAGCACGGTTTGCGTTGTGATCACTCATCAACCTTTGTGTTATCTGTTCGCCTGCTGATGTATACAAGTTGTCGAGCTCTGTTATACCTGTTGCTGATCGTTGTTTAATGGCTTCTGATAATTCACCTAATTGCTCACCCCGAACTTTTTCTATTTCCTGCTGTATACCAATAACTTGCATCTTACCTTTTAGGTAAAACTCAGCTAGCTTGGCATAATTACCTAGCACCGGGGATGTTATTCCTGTTCCTTTTGCCATTATTTTCCGTATGAAAGAGGTGAAACGAACAATCCGCCAAGACTACTCAATATTTTCCCCATAAATGTCTTTTCGCCTTTAGCAGAGTATTTTCCTGTTCCCTGTCTTCTTGCCGTTCTGTCTTTTCTTTTTGCTGCTCTCATTTCTTGCAAAGACATCCCGTTGCCGCCACCTTCTGTAGCACCTGTAGCAGCTGATGCAGCTTCTTGTGCTGATCCTGCAGAAATCAAACCAGTAGCTATATCTGTGATTGCTCCTGTCTGCATTTGTAGTCCAGACATAACCTCTGCTTCAGCACTTGCTTTTTCGGTTTTGTATCTATCCTCCATAATGCCTCTAATTGTTTGATCCTCTTGCATAGCCAACAAATCAGTTTGAAACTGTTTTTCTAGAGATTGACCGAATACATTCATTCTTGACTGAGAAGCCTGGTTAAATCCTGACTGCAAAAGCCCTATAGCGCTTGCGGCATCCATTCCAGACGCAACATCTGCTAATGTTTGCTCTTGTTGAGATATTCCTGCCATAGCAAGTCTTTCTTGCTCGAAAGATGGCTTCAGGTTCTTTGCTAAATTGGTTAATTCGGGCTCTTGAAGGTTTCTTAACCTGTCTCTACCAGATGATGCAGCCTTTGATCCATCTATGAATTGTTTTACGGCGCCTGCGCCACCTACAATCATCCCCAATGTTGTTAATAACGGCATTTATTGAATATAAAAATAATTATACAAATATACAAATTTTACATGTTGCTCTTGAATACCTCTGTATTGGCACTAAAAAGCTCCACAAATGAAGTCGACATGTTTGTCAACGTAATCTTAGCGTGATATCCACGCACCCCATATGACTCAGCAGACGCATTTTTAACAACAAAACAAAAATCGTTTGTTGCAGGTACATTAGCTGACGCCACTGTAGTAATAGTTTTGTCTGTAATCTCTTGTATGACACCGATAGGTTTTGAACTTCCATCGTTAAAATACAACTCATCTCCACCTAGATTATCGGTACCATTCTTCGAAACCTGGTTTGGTATATATCCACTAAAGGTATATTGGTTTGAGCCAGGAGAACTTTGAAGATTACCTATACCTAGTATAGATAGTTTGTTAAAATCAAGCTTATCTGTCTCATTTCTGCGTATATAAGCGTATTTTATACCTTCTTTATCCTCAAATTTGTACGAAGAGCTGTCTCCAATTAGCCCAGTCTCTAACTCACTGTCTATTTCAGCATACCAGCTACTAGAGTTAGTCTCTAGTGACAGATTTTTGAACATTTTGACAGTCGATGGCTCTTGGTTCGAAGAAAAAGTCACACTACAACCATAAGAAGTGCCATAAAAGTTTCCTCTTTCCTCATTGGCATCATGCTCATACATCTCTCCGTTCTTGAATGAATACATCTTGTTACCAAGTCTTTCCATCCACTCTGGCGTATAGGCATGAAAAGAAGTCCAAGCATTGTAGACTTCATCCCATGTAAGCGTCTTTTTGTTTGCTTCTAATGCCATTAGTTATCGTCTTTAATTTTAGGCCATGTCTCACCTGGTGGCGTGAATCCTAAATCGTTTAATATACCCGTCAGATGATATAAGTAGTAATACTCCCACTTATCAAATCTATCAGCGCCTGAACCAGGTTTAAGTGGCGCCTCACCATCACCCTGACCATCTTCATCCTCCACATCATATCTAATTGCAAAATACGGTTGATTTGTTCCAACCATCATGTCGCTTAAGTTATAAGTTGTGTCATCACCCCCGTATACCCCTGTTCCATTTTGTACTGCGGTCAATAAATCATGGAAGTATCTTCCTTCGTTTGACTCTGCGCCACCTGAAATGTTTTTAACCTGTATAATTCCACCTCTGTAAAAGTTAGGGTTAAGACTATTTAAATAACCAACAGTGCCTTTAAGGTGTTGTATATCATCGTTAAAGCGTGCTGTTCTTGGAGTGTTTATTGACCAAGATTGTGTATTACCGGAATGGTAATAAGTTCCAGCTTCGTCTTGAAAAACAATTATTATAACTTGTTCCGCTTCACTTGGAGGAGTTGTAGGCGTCCATCCTCCAGTTGGGTTTGGAGCAAATTCACCCTGCACCATCAATAAGTTTACATCTACATCAGATAAAGCCAAGAATGTTCTTTCATGTGCGTCATTGTAAGTGGGGTAAATAGTAGCGTTGTTACCAAGACCCCACTCCTTATCATCATCATCTGAATAAACTATCTTTACCCTGCTATCATATAAGTTACTACCGTTCAGTGCTGGATTAGTCGATTCAGGGTCACTTGCGTACAACCTCTGCAAGGTTTCTTTCAGTGAATTTTCAACCATAGAATTTAATACAGGTTCAGTTTCTGTCATAGAGCCTGATGAATCAAAATATATGTATATAAATGTGTTTTCATTAATGTTAAGGGCTTGTGTTGTAACCTCAGCAACATCAGTACAAACCTCAGAAGCTTGACCGTCAGCTTTTTTTGCTGAAACTCTGTATTTAAAACTATCTGATAAAGACGTACCTGCTGTGTGTGAGTATGTTATTGTTATAGGATCAGAGCTTGAGTTCACTGTTGCTGTGCCGTTTACAGGAGGTGTATCAATCTCTACTATGTAGTTACTAGGCAACGAATCATTTGCTAAAACATTTATGACTTGTGAACTGCCGTTTTGTATACCAAGAACCTGATCATCTGTCAGAGCTGGTATGTCGTCCACATAATCCCAAAACAAATATAGTTTATGGTTAGGATTATTTCTATAGAAATCTAATTCCATCGTCGTTTCTATAAACTCATCAGTAGAATTAGTTTCCATTGGTTTATAGTTAAACAAATGTGCGTTAGCGATAATCTCTTCGGCCGTCAAGTTTTCATCTGTAATCCGGAACCCCATCTTATTGCATGAGGTAAATGAAGCTGTGTGCTCACCTATAACCTTTAGTGATGACATTACGACTTTATCGCCTTGTTCAGGTATCAAATCACTACCCAATGGCCCGGTTATTCTTTCGTATCTAGTTATTCCGCTGTACTCAAACACATCTAAATCTGAATCCCAAGCTCCACCAGATGCTCCAAGATGTTGAAATCTATTTATGATAGAAGTACCAGCTTCTGCTGGGTCGTTTCTAACAAGAAGAATTATTTCAAGTGTTTCTGGCTGTGGACACGTGTGAGTTAAAGTTACGGTAGCAGAAGTGGTAGGTGTTACTGTTACATCCATTACTTGTGAAGCTAATAAGCTAGATGCGCTAACCGAAACCTCAACTGTACCAGAACCAGTTAATCCTGTTTCTGTAGTTGTTATATTATTATGCACAGCGGTTATTGATATCTCGCCATCTGTTTCGTAATCGATTAATGCTTTACCGGGATACGCACCTAAATTAACATCATATTCGAATGCTGATGATATCTTTCTCCTTATTTCTGCAGCACAATCAACTACTAATGGATCTGCAGGTCTTTCGTCTGCTCCGATAGTAAGCACATACTGGTGGTATTTTGGATCAAATCCACCAATGTTAAAGCTGTTTTTATTGGCAAACAAGTTTTCTTTAAAGAACGATTTCATTCCTTTGTAAGAAATAGGCTCTAAACCGTCTCCACCAAGCCTAAGCACTGTACCTCTATTTGCGTCTGTAAAATACATTCTGCCTTCGAAATTACTAAAGCTTTCTGGGTGTCTAGATATACCGTACTCTCCTGCAAATGCAACATCTTGCCCGAGAACCTGTTCTATTTGCGTTAAGCTTCCAGATCCATCAGGGCTTGATAGCAAGTTTTTTCCATACAGCACTTTAGACACTCTATCTTCCTGGAAGACGATTAAGTCTGTGTCTCTTGCAAATAATTTTTGTATAGAGCCGTATTTAAGGTCTAAAAACTTAGTTATACCTCTACTTGCATTAAATTCATTGAGAGAATTGTAACCGGTGTTCTCGTTAAAAGACCCACTAAATATAAGTTTATTTGTGTCTTGTCTAGATTCGTAGCCTTCAATTAGCGCAATATTAGGTCTGGTTTGTATGTCAAGAGCTTTTTTAAATCTGTCGTCCAAAATTCTAACCCCTTCTATACCATCACCAAAACTAAAACAGTTACCAAAACCTAGCTTGCATATGGCAGGAGTGTATGGGTATGATTGATTTAAAACATTACCTAAATGAAGCCCATTGCTTATTTCAAATGTTTCTTCTGTTTCGTAAAAGATGTCGTTATCGATTTCGTCAGGGTCAGTCTCAAATATCACCAAGTCGTTTGACAATATTATATTAATCTTCATAGACAAATCCCCTGTCTGACCAGCAGACTTTCTTTCATTTGGCTTTACGTGTAAATACCACCTGTCATCTGTAGATGTTTTCTGATAGAATGTAAGTGTAAAATGTTTTTCCTTTTCACCTTCATTCCTGGGCACAATGTATTGAACGGCATTTACATTACCAGATCCAAAATCATCAACCACGGTACGAGCAAAATTTGTTTCAGCCTCGAACCACTGCTCCAGAGCATTTCTGCTTGTTTCGGTGTTGTTTTGGTATGATTTCTGGACAGTATATTTTTTAACAAATTTGAATGCTTTTCCGCCACTAAGTAAATTACCTTCGTGGTAGTCAATTTCAAACGCAATACTTGTGTCAGGCAGCAGGTCAATGTCGTAATAACCATCTTCAGCCCAACTACCCAAATCTCCAGGTATTTGCTTTTGTAATATACCGTATTCTGTTTTCTTGTTTTCATTACCAGGAAGGTTAATAGTCATTTGTCTTTCCCCACCTCCTTTGGATGGCCAAATTGGCTTGTGATCCCTGTTGTAATAATTTATATAGTTGTCTTCTACAAAATCCATAACAAAACCAAGCGGTCTTATTTTCATGTACAGCCCAGACCTTTCAATAATATTCCCTTCTGTAGCATCTACATTTCCAGCTATCCAACCTTCTTGATCTCCATCTAAGTTAGGCGGAATAAAATCTTGTGCACCTTTGGTAGCGACATCAAGCACCTTACACTTCACTTCTCTGTCCATTATACCATCACCATCTCTTTTTACAAAAAGAGTCATCCCTTTCTCAACCTTGCCTATATTTGCTCCTTCCAAAAGAACCCACCTGTAAACACCATCTTCGTAGAATAGTGTTCCATATATATTAAAGTGAGCGCCCTTGTTTTGTTTTACAAAAAACTTGTAGCGGTCAGCCCAATAAGGCGGTTGATGTCTGACAGTTAATTGCAAACTATTTAGCTTTGTTGAACCAGAGGGAGGGCAAAAAACTTCAGTTCCCTTTTCTCCAAAGTTTTTGCTAGGCAGCAAAACACTTGAGTAACGCCCATAACTATCCAAATAACACATTCCAACCTCGTAGCTTCTGTTTGACTTAAGAGACAAAGACGAGGAACTTTCTTTCAGGGTTGCGGCTGCTAAAGTAAATTTGAACTGCTCATCCTCTGTTTCCTCTGTTACGACCTCAGGATCTGGGTTGCCATCATAAACAGCAGTAAGCACAGGCGCCCTCAAAGTAAATGTATTTGTTGTTGTCGCTGATGATTCTAATGAGAACTCACCATACTCCTCTCTTATTTTTGGCAGACCTGGCTTAAAAACAGTTTCTACATTATTCTCGAAATACCCATTTAATGCATTCAGAAGTTCTGTGAAATCAGCAGATTCAGTAAAATTTTTAATATTTTGATAGTTCTCAGAAAAAACAACACCAACTACTATCTCAACTGTTCCACCACCATATGTTTCTGGCTCTACTCCTTCTGTTTCAGAAAAAAGATTTATACCAAAAGTAATCGACCTTCCTTGTTTTAATTCTAATCCGGATCCGTCAAACTCACAAGTTATAAGATCTTCACTTATCTCACTTACAAAAGGCCGACCTGTTAACTCTGTCGTAACAACTTCAGCCGAAAAGTTTATATTGATCTTCTCTTTACTTTCCTCATCATTTGTCAAATCATATTGTGATGTTGTATTACCGAATATCAATCTATCACCAATAAACTCTTGTGACAGTGCGGTCAAAGGGATATCGTCATATATTCTATTTACTTCGTCGGCAGGTAGGGTTTTGTATATTTTTTTATTTGTAAACTCGTATGTGTACTCCCTGTCGTCTAAAATAGACTTTTCTGTTTTATTAATGTTTTCAATCACATAAAGGTTTGGTTCTGTTGGAAACTTAAAAAGCAATTGAACATCTGTAACTCTTTTGTCTCCTGAATCGTATGTAATTTTGTAGCCATTAAAAATATTCTGCATGCCTTGGTTAACCATAGAGGCAAAATCTACGTCTGATTCCCCAGGAAAAAACTTAAAGTATGTAAAAGAAGATGGTGCAGAGTAGCCACCGTCTAAGTATCTGTATCTATAACCAAAAGAAAAGAAGTTTTCACGCACAGCATTCTCTGTTGAATTTGCTGTATTAAAGGGCACAACAACAGGTGATTTTCTCGGAGGCTTTTTGTAAAGAGATATATCGTCCTCGTAAAAATTGTTTTTACCAAATGCTTTTGCTCTTTCGACATCAACCATTCTAGGCTGATTAAGTCCATCAGTAAAAAGAAGCAGTTTTGACTTCTTCGCAGCATTATAAACTACATTAACACCTGTAATCTTATAATCTTTGTTAAACTTTAGTATCTGCTCATCTGTGTCTCTTTCGTCAGCAAGAACAGTTGAGGTTATAGCTTTTTTTACATCATGCTCAAAGACGTAGGAATATCCAAGGTCATTTACAACAAACCAATAGATTCTTTCGTCCCCTTCGTCAGATACCGATCCTATACATTCAGGGTTATTTCCTAGTCCTAAAGACGTGACCTTAAGGTTTCCCTTTTCATTTTCTATAGCACCAGCATCAGAACCTGTAGTATTTAAGACTCTGATATTATAGCCGTCAATAAACTCGCCACTAGGAATAAGACGTTCATCGACGTCTTTGTTCATTTTCCCGGTGGAAAATAGATTTTTAATTTTCATACTACTTTATCCACTTATCTCTACCTCTAAGAATCTTAGTGAGATCCCCAATGGTGATAGAGCTTAATCTGATTTTCGCGTTTCTCAAAGAAGCAAGAGCTTGCTTTTGTGCTCTTCGCACTATATACTCCTGCACACCAAACTTTTGTTTCAGTATATTGGATACCATGTAGTCGTACATGAATGTTTCAGCTAGCTTGTGTACTTTGATCTCGCTGTCTGCTAAGCCGTACATACCGTCAGACACATATTCTATAATAATGTTTTTATCAGCTAAATCCGAGCTAAACAAGATGTATCCTTGATCTTTATCTAACACATAACTTCCATTACTAGATGCGGAGGCTGTGTCCATCCCAAACCTTTTACCTACTAAGTTGCTATCTGCTTCTCTAACCTCACTCGATTTCGCATCTTTCCAATTTTGCTCGATAACAGGAGTACCAGTAAGCGCATTGTCGTCGTTGTCCATCAAAATATTTTTGAATGGCGTATTATCCTGCAAGTAACTCTTTGGAGTGGCTGTGTTGAAGTTTTGTTTTATTTCATAAGTAAGACCCTTGTCGCCCACGTAAGACACTTTCACAGCGCTTACAAAGTCATGTGGCAAGTGAACCTTTAGTGTTGCAGGAATTTCTACCTCAAAACCTCTTATTTCACGTAGAGCGTCGTAGTGTAGCTCTTGTAAACCTCTTTTGGCGTGGAATATAACCTCGTTTCTATCTACTTTATTAATAACCTTGTCGTCACCTACATACGTCAACAAAAAGTTGTTGATAATGTCCTGTAACAACATATATTGGTATGTTCCCCAATTGTCAGACCTTGGCTCTGTGCCGCTGTTTTGATAGTATTCTCTTTGATCTATATGTGTTCCAATTGTAGGCATGTCTTATGAGTTTTCTTTAACAAAGTTATTTTGCTCTTCGTTTGTAGCAAGCTGAACAACATCTGCCTCCCTAATACTGAGTCCTGCAAACTTGCATATCTTAATCACAAGTTCTGTTTCGTCTGAAGCTGAAATTTCAAAATCGGTAGAGCTATCTTCATTGTACACAGGATCGCCAGCCAGCATAGTGTGACCCCAATGTGGATCTTGTGGTTTTCTGATATAATTAGCTGATACTGTAGTTGTTATACTGTCTGGACTTACAAACAAACTGTTGTCAATTCTTTTATATATAGGATATGTTACAGATGGCTTTGTTAAATTGCTGTTCACAATCATGTCGTACTTATGACTTGCGACCTCTTGCACTATTTTACCACCATATACCACGTTAATAAGTTTATACAGGTCATCTGGTGTGTTAAAATGATCTGTATCGTAGGTTAGCGAGTCGTTCTTTGTGAATATATCTATTTTATTCTGAATATGAGAAACGCTATCACCATAGTTCAGTGCTTTTTTTCTTGAGTTTTGGGCAGCAACAGCTCTAGAGTAATCGGAAAAGTATTGCTCGAATATCTCTAACTGAGCTTGCTTAGCAAAATAGTCAAATTCTAATGGTGATACATACCCTCTATTGTCCTTGTTTAGCAAAAACAAAACAGTGTTTCTAACGCTATTAATCATAGGATATATTTTCTACAAAAGTACAAAAAAAAAGAGGTCACAATTTGCGACCTCCCCCTTTCACGGATTTGTTTGTGCTTATAGCTTATTCGTGATATTTTGAAGCACATCCAGACCTTCGTCTGTCTTAAAGAACAAAGCTAAGGAATGATATAGGTTCTCTCCAAATGGAGCCACCATAATTTTATTGTTTTTATTATCAGCCCACGTAACTGTCCTATTGTCACCCT